CATATGATTATTTTATTTGTAGATTACATTGAACACTATATCCCTATTATAAATAGCGGTGTTTATATCAAAATCGTTTGTTTCGGATGCCAATGCCATTTGATAATCATACGCATCTAATAGTGCTAAAAGAAAGTCGCGTATTTCTTCTACCTTTTCTATAGTTTTTGCTTTTATGCTAAAAACAACACTATCAAAATATGGACCAGAGCCATCCATTATTTGACTGCTGCTGGTTGATATTCTGCTAAAAACAATGGCAGGCAGGCTTACATTTTGGTCTTGATATGTGCTTTCTGTATATACAGGCACTTCTAGTTGCTGATATACAAGTTCTCTTATAAAATCGTATGAGCCAGATGGGTTCATTTTGTATATTTCTTTAGCCTTGACTCTAGTGCTTTTACAAACTTGTCAGTTAGTATTTGTGCGTTATTCTGCATCGCATCTTCCATAAACTTATATCTTGGCTCTAATACATTAGCATAACGCCAAGGTACTCTTGGTCTGCCATTTCTATCTGTTCCTCGCACATTTTTACTAACACCTGTGATAATCACTACAGTGCCATCTTTTTCGTATATAAGTTTTTTTCTTTTGATGCTGCTTTGTAATAAGCCTGTATCTACTAAGCCATTGCTTTGTATGTTTCCTATCGCCGCATCAACAACTATTTTATTAGCACTATATGCCGCACTTACAATACTGCGTGCAGCAAACTCTTGACTTATACTTTGTAGTTTTTTGTCAAGTTCCTCAAGTCCTTTGATTTGTATTGATACAGCATCGGCCATTAGTTTCTTCTTTCACCAGTGACTTTAGTATATCCATCATATACCAATTCATCAACATATACGATGTTATACTTGTTGCCATCATATGTTATGTTGGCTTTTTCATTTATGTTGCTATTTTCACGCAGTGTAAAAATATATGTGGCTGTGTTGTATATATAGCCATTGTTTGTATTCTCGCCACCACCTTGTTTTTTTACATTAGCAAATAAAGATTGCGAAGCATAGTTCATTATGCTTTGACCAAATCTATCAACGCTGCTGCTGGTAGGATACTCCAGCATTATCTTTTCATCAAGTAAGCCGGGGTTCATATTATTGTGGTTTTACAAGTTTATATGGTGATAATAGAGCATCTACAGTATAGTTCAGCGGTGATGTAGATATTCCGATTGCTTGTGGCAATCTATTTTCATACCAGTTATTGACAAGTATCATTTGTGCTATTCTTACATTGGTTGGTATGCTGCCGCTGTTTGCTACAGTAAATGTTATGTTGCCGCTAAAATATTCGCCTTCTGGAATATAAGAATACCAACTTGCCGCTACTTCTTTTAGTGAGCCAGTAGATACAGTATTTACCGTTTGAGTGCTCAAAAATATATCACCACTGCTGCTCCATACATACATACTATGCGTACAAGCAGTAAAATCTCTATTACATTCCGCAGTTACTTGTTCATAACTGGCAGTAATAAGCGAACTAATCAACGTGTCATCATCATTGAACTGAACACGTAAATAGTTTTTTGCTTCTGTTAGGGTAGGCCCGTAGTTTGATATATTTGTTCTGGTTCTCATATACTATAAATAGAGGATTATAACTATAAATAGCCTTATACAGAATAATAAATGGATAAAAAAAGGCCCGCATTGCTGCGGGCCTTAGTTATAGAGAACCTAACAAATATTAGGCGACGTTAGCGACCAACTTGACGAGCGAGTTGCCGTCAGTTAGAGCAGAGTCAAATCTCTTGTGTGCTCTCCAGCCGATATTGCCTTCAGCAGCATATAGTTCGTTGAGGCGTTGTAGCGAATAGCCACCACGGTCACCGATTACGAAGTGCTGAGGATATAGCAATGCACCCATTACGCCAGTTGTGGCCTGCCAAGTGGTAGGAGCAGCGTATGTGGTATATACTGGACGACCCAAGAACAGGTCTGGCTGACCAGCCTGAACAGAAACTTCCCACAGGTATGTACCAGCGGTAGAAGCCTTCAACTGACGCATCTGGGAAGCGAGACCATCGCCAACGATCCAGACGGCTTCCTGACGACGATTGCCTGGCATCTTGTAGTATGCAGCAATCATATTGTCCAGAAGAGCAGAACCTGTGCTTGAACCAAGGTTTTGGCTCAATGCAGCATTTCCACCAGCAGTCGTGTAGCGGAGAATACCGCGTGGTTCATTTGTGCCTGAACCAGAGACGAATGCTTTTTCTTCCAAGTTGCCGAAGCCAGTACCGATTTCAGCAGCGAGTGTGCTTTCCAAGTCGGTAGAAGCGTCCTGCAATAGTTCTTCCGAGACCTTGATGAGGGCAGTAGCCTTATAAGCACCAAGTGTAGCAGAACTGAAAGCAACATCTGTTTCAGAGTATGAAGCAGATGGGTTCTGGTCCTTGAACACTGCGGTGACACCACTTCCAACGATTGGAAGAGTTGTGGTGCTGGTGGTCTGGATGGTGCGAGCACCAATACGACGCATTACAGAGTTCTGTAGAAGAGTGCGTTGAATGGTTTGCAGAAGAATGACAGGAACATTGACGCCACCTTCGCTGGTGCTGAAACTGTTCAACTGACGTAGTTCGTCGGTGTTGCCGGTACGAACATATGTCAAGAAGGCTGAACGATATTCATCTTCACTTGGACCAGTTTTGGTGTTGATGGAACGCTTGTCTAATACTTCGCCCATCTTGCTGTTGATTGCGTCAAAGCGAACTTCGGCTTCAATCTGCTTGGTTAGTTTGTTGTATTCATTTTCCAAGGCATCATACTTAGCGTAGTCACCTTCGGAACGTTTATCAGAGGCAATATCCATAATGTTTTTCATCTGGGAATATACCTCGTTGCGGGTTTTTAGTAGATTACTCATACTTATTTCCTTATTTTGTTGTTATTGTTGTTTTATTGACTGAGCACGAGGTTGTGCCTCGGCAAAAGTTTTATTTTTTATCCAATGATAAAAACTTGAAACGCAGTTCATAATCTTTACTTTTATCAACCTTTTGTACTTCTGGCTGAACAACTGCTGGCGTTTCTGCCACTTTGTCTTCTTTTCTTACTTCTGGAGCAGGAGCATCAACTTTTTCTCCTTGTTCCTTGTCCAAGTTTTCCACAAAATCTTCATTACGCATAACACTCAGCGTTGTTTCGCTATATGCTGGGCTGGATACAACACTAACTTCACGTAGATTTAGGCTTTGTATTTCACGTATCTTTTCTCCGCTGCGAACATAGTTCTTGCTGCGTGGGCTGTTGAAGCCAAAACTAAAGCCACGTAGGTCTCCACGTTCAGCACTAACCAATGTATCATCTCCGTATGATGTCTTTGGAACATCAATCTTTACATAAAGTCCATCAGCCCTGTCTTCCAACATTAGGGTTCCTGCTGACTTACGACCGAGCAAATAAACAGGATTATGCTCCTTGAAAGCCAATACATCATTCTTGTCTATGCTTTCTCTCAAAGCACCCGGCATAATGATTTCACGAAACTTGTCTCCGCTCATTGTGCGAAGTTCATTGCTCATACTATTATAAACTACGGCTCTGCCAGTAATGACACGATTTTCTTTGTCAATCTTGACATCCTCCATCATATATCCTCTGTATTCTAGATTATCTTTCATAGTATATAAATAGTATTATTGTTGTAAAATAGACCCAGTTGCTGGGGCATTGTTGATTACGCCAAAGTTCAATGGACGAACATAATCATCGCCACCCTTTTCTGGTGGGATGTTGATGCCACTATCTTCTTCTTCATTGACTTGATTTGCGGTCATTACGCCGTGCTCAAGAGCAAATCTATAATATTCTATTCTGGTCTTGACATCGCCTCTAAGCAGTCCATTGACATTGAAATTCACATACACTTCATCGTCATCATCAAGCATTTGTTTTTGTAGTTGTTGCTCAATATTTGTGATGATTGGGTTTAGTGTGTATGTTACAAATTCTATAGCCTGCATTTCTACGCTGGCATATGTTGGTGTATTTTGTAGAGCCAACATATGAGCAGGAACTCTAAAAATATCTGCGGCAATGCGTTGAGCACTAAACTGCTTTTGCTGTATATACTCAGCATCTTGAGCAGTCATACCTGTATTAGCCGTTTCAAGTTTTATGGTAGTAGGTAGAAATGCGGTCTTGCCAGAGTTGGTGCCAGTAAAGCCTGACTTCCATCCGGTCTTTAGTTTTTGCAGTTCTTCTTCCTTCATATTGCCCGGATAATATACAACGCCTGCTGGCTTGGCCGCATTCTTGGCAATCTGTGTGCCTGCCTGCTCAAGTTCGCTATATCCGTCAAAAAGAGTTCTAAATGTATCTACAGCACTTAGTCCATATATGCCGTTGCGGCTATATCCCTTGATATGTATGATTTGGTCAGCACTATATTCCTTGTAATAGTTGGTGCCGTCTGTGCTGACCATATTCATTCTGTAATATGGCAAGCCATCTTCACGCACATCAATCTCTACGCTGATTGGGTTCATTGGAAATAGTTCAGCAATCGTTCCATCATTGCGACGAACTTTTTGTATATACACATTTCCAAACATCAGTAACTGAGTTATGCCCCATTGCCAAAATGAAAAGTTTGTCTGAAAGCCATTTGGCTTTTTTGTAATAAGATTATAGTATGGATGCTCAACTGCTGGTGTATGACCTTTTGCCAACTTGCGGTTGAGTTGTATTGGCAGGCTTGCGATAGTAGATGAAAGTAGATTTACGCATCCATATACAATACTCAGCCTATCAACATTTTTACCATAGCCAAATGCACTATCCCAAGATTGAACAATATTGCCCGGTATAGTATCGCTACGAACTTCTATAGGCTGTTCAGCCTGCTTTTTATTAGGTTTTAGAAAATCAAATAGTGCCATTGTCTATATAACTATATAAGTATAATACAAAATATAGTTTTTTTGCTATTTTATATCCAACTTACCTCACCTGTGCCAGAAGCATAGTTATGCTTGCTGCATTCTTCTAATGCCATCAGGCTGGCAACTACAAGGTCTATACGCTCACGGCTTTTGGCTTTATCTGCCTTGGCATTGCCTGCCGCATCCATTTTTAGTATAACATTGCTCATACACCAACGCAGGACTGGGTTGTTGTTATGTACTATACCTTTACTTAGTACCAATCTTTCCATTGCTCGCACCGGACTTGCCATACTGGCAAAGCCTTGACCAAATGCTATAACATTGAAGCCATTATCCATCAACTTGGTGCTCAAATAACTGCTATTCCATCTATCAATACATATGCCTTCTATATTATAATCTTTTGATAAATTAGATAGCAAGTTTATGATATATTCATAATCGGTGGCATTACCGGGCGTAGAAATAAGATGACCTTGTTTTTCCCATAATTCATATGGCACCTTGTCTTTGCGGCTACGCATTTTTATATTATCGCTGGGACA